TCTTTCCAATCAGCAGGCCAAACGCCTTTACCAATTTGGAATCCGCCCGAGTCGCCTAGTACCCAACTAGTACTACGGTCTCTATTACGGAACATGTCTTCACTATCGTCTTGTTTAGTTAAGTCTAAGTTAGCATGACCTGCTGAATACAAGCAATGGTCGTAGTAGAACGCACCCTTGTCCGGCTCTAAGTAGTTTAGACTCTCAATGCCGTTAGCAAAACTTGTTGGGATGCGAGCAGGATCTACGTAATTTCCATAGCGTTGTTTGCCTATGAAAGTTGAGTAGAAACCTGACGTAGCCGGCAAGAAGTATGCGTAGTCGTTCTGTGTCGCTGTCAGGTTCTTGTTCATTACTTGGCTTGTGCTGGTAGTGTGTAGTTGTATTCAGCAAGACCGCTGTCAACTGTAATTTGCAATGCGCCAATATCTGCAATACGCATTGTTACGTCACCTGACAATGACAAGATGCTCATGATCTGATTCACAGGCCATGACCATGTTTGCTTTAACTTACCACCAATGTTTGATTGGAATACAAAGTTACCTGCGTGTGTTGATGCATCACCGAAGCTGAACACTAGATTATCATCTTTAGTTGTAACTTGGAATACGCTTTCTTCGCTGTGTGCATTAGCTTGAAACTTCAAACGTTGAATGTTTGCAACACTAGGTTGGAACTCGATATCCCACTTAGCACCTTTGAACTTAACAGTCTTAAGTTTCTCATTAATGATTTCTGCGTTCATGAAACGATAGTCATTAACAAAGTCGCCTGCGGCATTTTCAAAGTGAATTCCAGTTGGAATGTCTTCACCGTTACGTTGTTGTTTGACAACACTAATACCAGCGCCTTCTTTATATTCTGGACACTTCAAATGAATATTAAGTTTTTCCAAGTTAGGCATACCGAATGTGCCTACAAACTCGTCAACTGGCGTGTGTGTTTTTGCTGTTACAACTACTGAACGGTCTTCAGCCATTGACTCAATTTGAGTTGCGTCTTCTGCGCCAGTAATTTTAACTAGCGGTAGGAAACCTAGTTGATGTGTATGTGCTACTAGGTCTTGTAAAATGTCTTTCATATGATTCTCCATGTGTTATGATTATACTTAGGTTTTTGACAAAGGTCAAGCATTTTTTCTAATTCGGCGATTATAGTTTACCGCTTCTTCTAATATTGTAACGGGATGTCCAATTGTATTAGCCCATTGAATAAATGCTTCTGTATCCTTTGGAAAACAAGCACCTCCCCATCCTCTTTCACCATCGGGTCCGGGAACCATAGTGTGACTAGCACCGATACGAGTATCGTTACTAACAATGTGTCTAACAATGTCATAGTCTAAGCCATTGTTATCGCATATATCTGCAATCTGATTAAAGAAACTAGTTTTAAGTGCAAGATACGAGTTAATAGTATACTTGACCATACTGGCTTCTTTAGCAGTGCAGTTTAAAGCCATTTTGCAATTAGGCAATGTAGTTTGAAATAGTTCTTGCCAGAAACATTCCGGATCTTCTCCGCCTAGCACAACATACTTTTGATTTAAGAAATCTGCGTTTGCTGATCTAGCACGTAAAAATTCTGGACTATATGTTAGTGCTAAGTTTGGATATATTTCTTCAAACCCATCAACGATAGCAGGTGTAACTGTGCTCTTAATCATTACAGGCATAAACACCGGCACGTTATCTAATACATTAGCAACATTACTAGCATCAATGATTCCATCCTCGCCAGTTGGCGTATTAACACAAATAATCAATCCGTCTGCATCGTGATGATCTTTGATTTCGTTAGTAGTATATTGTGGATCTACAATAACTATTTCATGCGTTGGTTTAAGGGCAGCGGCAACAGCTTTGCCTACAAATCCATGCCCTGCAATTATAATTTTCATATTAGAACTCGAATAAACTATTAAATGTGTTCTTTTCTTCTGTGCTGGTAACATCCCACTTCAATACACCGATTAAGTTATCTAATTTGTTATCGATAATGGTCTGCTCCATTTCAGCATGATTGAACGGCAAGTCTTTAAACCACTGCGGCAAACGCAATTCGTCTACAGGATATGCAACTGATGTAAAGCCAATTGGATTGGTTTTAAGTTTACATACAATGACTTTGGCGCCGTCGGTAACACTCATAGAATACTTGTCATCCATCATACGCTTCAATGTATTCCAGTTAATACTAGCACGAACGTGTCCAGGCATATTAGCTTTACCTGCTTTAGCTTCTTTAGCTTGATACTCAGTAATCTTGTTAGCACGTTTGGGAGATCCTTTCTCCCAACCCGGACGACTCTTAAACTTTAGTCTAAACTCACTAATGTGATCTAATACTTCTTGTTCAGTCTTACCAGTTAGAACCATTTCCAATACATCGCTTAAGAAGTCTTGGATGAATTCAGGCGTATCACTACGCTTCAAGTCCAAGCCCATAGCTTTAATCTTACCTGGCTTGCCATCAACGTCACTACGCTTGCCTTCTTTATCATAGTAAAGAACAGCATAACGCTTCTTAGTAATAAACAATGCCTTGCTACCTACAATCTCACGACCTGCTTTAATAACTTCACCGCGTGTCTTTGGGCAATGAAATGCATCTAGCATGAACTGCGGGAATGTATCGTTAACTGCTTCACCAATTTGATCATACAGTTGCACAACACTATCTTTAGTCCAGGGTAATTTACCACTGTCAATTTCATTTTGCAATGTTTTGTATGCTGAGAAATAACACGAGTCTGTATCACCATAGATAATAGCTTTACCTACGTGATTAAATTCGCCTGTGATAATTTCATTTACCTTAGCAGCCATGTGTTTAGCAATTTGACGTCCTGTTAGTGTAGTTGACTGTCCAATGCGGTTATCAAAGAAGCGACAACCCGGATTCAAAATAGCACCATACAAACTATTTAGGTTAATCTTCTTAACCAGCTGACGTTTATCCCAGTATTCTTCTTCAATCTTATTGCCTGCTTTAATTGCATCTTTAAGTTTGGCCTGCATTTCCTTACGTTCAGCATACCAACGCTTGAGCAGTCCAGGAATAATACCTTCTTTCTCGTAAGTAAAGATTGTGCCATTGGCACTTAACACCCACGGTTGGTGACTATCGAAGATTAGTTTATACACTTCGGCTGCACTTAGATTATCACTAGATCCGTCTTGCCAGTCGATTGTGATTTCTGTCCCAATCTCGTCATTCATTACAGCAGTATACTCTAATGAACCAAAGATACCTTCCCATGCAGCCGCAAAGCTCTTGCCCTTTGCCAACTGCCCTTGGATATATTCGTCAGTCATTGTTGGGCGTAATTGTCCAATAATAGTTTCTGGACCCATATTAAGTGCTCTAATGGCACTTGGGTATAGTGAGTTAATGTCTAACGACCCAATCCAGTCATGAATGCCTTCTTTAGGATACGCAACATAAGCACCAGCGGCTTGACTAGCCTCTCTATCATCCATCTTAGGACGATTAGGAACTTGATACCCTCTACGATGTGCTTCATTAATAATAGCCTGCTCAGTTACAGCTACCGCGCCCATTGTAGTTTGTAGTAATACTGTGCATTCGTGTGCCAGTGTATTAGCAAGGTCAATAAACTTTAGTTTCTTATCCAGCTTGTCTAGAAGTGCCGTATCTTGTCTGTTATATTCAATGAACTTTTTAAAATCATGATTATAAAGTTGATCCAACGATCCTTCATACGGTGTCTTACGTTCGTCTAGTTCATATTCTGCAATAGCATCTAGTCGATAACTATGTCGTTCTTCATATGTGTATTTGCGATACAGTTCAAGACTATCTAAGTGGACACGACCTACTAGGTCATACGTAACAGAGTCACGTCCAAACTTTTCATATTCTCTGCGCTTAGGGAACTGATCAAACAAACACAATCTGCGTGTGTCTTCTTTGCTCAATGCTTTAGTAATGCGGTTAACAGTATATGGCATATCAAAGCCTTCACTGTTCCAACCA